CTGAACTTTAGAAAGGCATTTGATGCCGCCGGCTTCTACCTTTCCGGCTGCTGCATATGGAAGAAACCGAGCCTTGTGCTTGGACGTTCTCCCTATCAGTGGCAGCATGAGCCATGCCTGTACGGCTGGAAGAAGAAAGGTAAGCATCAGTGGTATTCGGACCGAAAACAAACTACGATCTGGGAATTTGAAAAAACGAAGAAGAACACGGATCATCCGACCATGAAGCCTGTGCCGCTTCTTGCCTATCCGATTGTAAATTCATCCATGAGCAATACGCTGGTTCTTGATCCGTTCGGCGGCAGCGGCTCGACTCTTATAGCCTGTGAACAGCTTGACAGAAGCTGCTTCACCATAGAGCTTGATAAAAAATACTGTGATGTCATTGTAAAACGCTACATCGAGCAGGTCGGAACATCAGAAAATGTATCCGTGGTTCGATCCGGCAAAACCTATGCCTTCAAGGAACTGGAGGTAAATGATGAATAAATTAACGCTTGGCAGTCTGTTTGACGGCTCCGGCGGTTTTCCTCTTGGCGGCTTGATTTCCGGCATCATTCCCGAGTGGGTATCAGAAATTGAGCCGTTTCCTATAAGAGTGACTACAAAGAGGATGCCGCATCTTAAGCATTACGGCGATGTTTCAAAGATGAACGGCGGTGAGATAGAACCTGTGGATATCATCACCTTCGGATCACCATGCCAGGACATGAGTATTGCGGGAAAACGGAAAGGACTGGACGGCAATCGCTCCGGTCTTTTTTATGAAGCTATAAGAATCATCAAGGAAATGAGGGAGAAAACAAATGGCAAATATCCAAGATATATCGTATGGGAGAATGTGCCGGGAGCCTTCTCCTCAAACAAAGGAGAGGATTTCAGACTTGTTCTTGAAAGCATCTGCAAAGTTAAAGATAAAACCGCATCTGTTCCTTCGATTAAAAAGTGGCAGAACGCAGGACTTATCCTGGGAGATGATTACTCCCTCGCCTGGAGAGTGCTTGACGCTCAATACTTCGGAGTTCCCCAAAGAAGAAAACGCATCTACCTTGTCGCAGATTTTGGAGGCGAAAGCGCCGGAAAAATACTATTTGAGTCAGAAGGCGTGTCTGGGTATTCTGCGCAGGGCTTCAGAACGTGGCAAGAATCTTCCGGAAGTTTTGAAAATTGCGCTGGAGAAGCAGGCAAAATCTGTTTAAACGATCAAGGCGGCCAAAGGATGGATGTGATGGAAGATGTAACGAGTACATTAAGAGCGGAAGCACATCATCCACCGGTGGTTTTAGAAGCAGCGGGATTTAGTACCGAGCATTCGGCAAAAGCAAGGAGCATAGGCTATGAGGAAGAAACATCTCCCACGCTCCGGGCCGGAACTGCCCCTGCCGCTATAGCTTTGGAAAACCATTCGGCAGACAGCCGTGTGAAAATATCCTCTGACGGGGCGGTGCAGACACTTACATCCCGTATGGGAACAGGCGGAAACAATGTCCCGCTGCTCCTTAAAATCCGTTCAGGATGCGAAGGCGGCGGTAAAGGCGCACTGCTCCAGAAAGATAAATCAGCTACGATTGGGTGTAACAATGATCAGACGCTTTTCGAACCGAAGGTTTATGGCATCTGTTCTAAAGACAGCAATGCGATGAAATCGGATAATCCAAAGAGCGGTTTTTATGAGGCGGATACTACCCGTACCCTGGACGGTAACGGCGGGAATCCTACCTGCAATCAAGGCGGCATGGCGGTTGTTGCAATCGAGGGAAACGGGACAAGACCATCTCACAAGGGCGCCGGATATGCCGAGGGAGAAGTCAGCTTTACGCTGAATGCGACCGAGCAGCACGGCGTAGCTTACGGTATTGACAGAGCTACATACAATATGGGACAGAATGCCAAGTCCGGAATCACCGTAGAGGAAGAACTGGAGCCTACCATTGTAGCGAAAGGACCGGGAGCGGTCAGCCATCCGCTTTTCCATTCAAGCAAAAGTTCCTTTCATACGCATTTTTCGGATGAAGCAGAAGCGAACACGCTTGTTGCTACCGATTACAAAGATCCGCCGACCGTGTCCGAGGAGCCTGACTACATCGTTAGAAGACTGACGCCGACAGAGTGCGCAAGGCTGCAGGGATTTCCGGACTGGTGGTGTTCTGACCTTGAAACCGAAAAGCCCACCGATGAGGAGATGTACTTTTGGTATAAGGTTTTTGAAACCTGGAGGAAAGCGAATAAGCCTGCCGCAAAGCCGAAGACATCAAAGCAGATAAGAAAATGGCTTGCAAGTCCTCATTCGGATTCTGCGGAATATAAGATGTGGGGCAACGGCGTGGCTTTGCCCTGCGTGGTATTCGTGCTTTCGGGGATTGTCTGCTTCGCACAGCGTGAAGCAGAATAAAGATTTTACAGATAAATGTGCGAAAATCGCTTGCTATTACAGCGGTTTAGAGCAATATATGTACTACCGAAAGCAAAGGAGGTTTTCACACATGGAAATAAGATATAACGTAACAGGAGAAAAACGAAAAGAATTGGTAAAAATCATAGCGGCTGTCACGAGTGCAAAATCAAAGTATATGGGAATGCCAAGCGCGGCCTATGAGATTGGCGGATTCACGGTAACAAAGGACGGAACGCTGGTGTTTGATGATGCGGCATACAGCGAGGAAGTTGAAACTCTGTTAAAAGCCATCGCAGAAGCCGGCTTTGAATGTGAACAGAATGAAACTGCCGACCACATTTACATCGAAATGCCGAGGGATTACTACACGGATGCGGCGCTTGAAAATCTGAAGCGGATTATTAAGAGCAAGGAAACACTTATTAAAAAAGCCATCGGTACGGATGAATTACCGATTGAAGTAACGGATGAAAAAGTAATCTTTCCATGGTTTACCGATTTGGAACCTGAAGCGATACACGCCTATGCGGCTTTTATTCATAAGCTTTCCAGGATGGCAAAGGAAGCAACAAGAGTAACTGCTTCGGAGAAAGAAACCGAAAACGAGAAATACGCCTTCAGATGTTTTCTCTTAAGGCTCGGCTTTATCGGTGATGAATACAAGGCGGACAGAAAAATCCTGCTGAAGAATCTCTCGGGTTCTTCGGCCTTTAAGAACGGTCACAAACAAGAATCTGATATGGGAATGGAGTTCTTGCCTACATCTGAAAACACCGTAAAGATCGATCTGGAAGAAGCAAAAGAAAGACTCAAGGATCCGGAAGTGCAAAAAGAAATACGCGCCATCCTAAACGGCGAGGAGGTATCAGAATGAATTTTCCAAATAAAGAGACGGCAGAGGGAATCAGAAAGACCTACCCTGCAGGATGCCGTGTAGAACTCGTGTATATGAATGACTTCCAGGCACCGCCCGTCGGAACGAAAGGCACTGTCATTGGCGTGGATGATATCGGCTCTATTATGGTTCGATGGGACAACGGCTCCGGACTTTCCGTAGCCTATGGCGAGGACTTGTGCAGAAGGTGCGACTGATGGATAAGAAAGTAAGAGATCAGATCCTTGCCGTTAGAAATACCTCGCTTAGTAACATGTTCGATATCAGAGCCGTTCAGCGTATCGCCTATGAAATGGACTTCTATGAACTGGTAAATTACCTTGAGGAGAACCGAAAGGAATACGTCAGATTCATCCTCACAGGCGAGGAATAAACTGGCTGTTTTCAAGAATAATTCTTTGAAAAACTACAGAAAAGACTTGCTATTATTTCCGCTTCGAGTGATATATGTACATACCAAAAGAAACGGAGGATATGAAAATGACAAACAAGGAACTGAAAGACCAGAGCTTCAAAGAGGCGATGGAGTCATTGAAAAGAAAAAATGAACAGCGCGTAACCGAAATGGCACTTCAGACGATACCGGCGCTTGAAGGAAGAGGCGACCTTGAATCACACGGAAATGACAGCGAGGATTTTATTGAAATCAGCGTGTGGACTTTGAAAAAAGCGCTGGTTAAGGCATATGAGTTAGGTAAGGGCTGGTATTAAGGGAGGATACTGAAATGACGATAAACGAAGCAATGGAAAAATACAGACTGCCGAATCCGACCACACCGGAGGATCTTGAAAGCAGATGTAGTAAGGTGCTTTCCTTCGGAGACAAGGTGCTGCTTGCAGGATACTACTACAATGGCCAGAACAAACCTTTCTATTTCGGAGCGGTCTACGAATACCTCGAAGAGGGCAAGAAGACTTGCGAAAGCGCCATCGGGCTTTACATGGCAAGCGATGTGGAATTTACGGATGACGGTCACGCCATAGCCTGGGCGATGCAGCAGTAATTAAACAGAATAACAGTGAGAATGGAGCCGGGAGGCTCTATCTCTCGTAGAGATAGATTTTGGAAAAGTCGCATATAAGCGGCTTATTTTTATGCTTGGAGGTTGTGATGAAATTCTTAATCGACAGAAACGAACTTCCCTACGATGCGATGATATCCGATCCTAAAGAGCTTTGCCCTGTAGAGGAAGAAGGTGACGATACGGATGATGAGGAAACTGGAAAAATACAAACCGACACGGTTTATGGCAAAGGGCAGCCACTACGATAAGGACGCGGCAGATCATGCGGTGTGCTTTATAGAAAAATTCTGCTGTCATACAAAAGGACGCTGGGACGGCAAGCCTTTTGAACTGATCGACTGGCAGGAACAGATTATCAGGGATATTTTCGGCACGATAAAAGAAAACGGATACAGACAGTTCAATACGGCTTATGTGGAAATACCGAAAAAGCAAGGAAAAAGTGAACTGGCCGCCGCCGTTGCCCTCTATCTTCTCTGCGCTGATTTTGAACCGGGAGCCGAAGTATATGGGTGCGCCGCAGATCGTAACCAGGCGCAGATCGTCTTTGATGTTGCCCTTCAGATGGTCAAACGATGCCCGGCTCTTGAGAAAAAGATGAGCATACGGCCATCGCAAAAGGAAATGGAATATCTGCCCACGGGAAGCAAATACAAGGCGCTTTCCGCAGATGTGGCGAACAAGCACGGCTTCAACATCCACGGCGTCATCTTTGATGAGCTTCATACGCAGCCGAACCGAAAACTGTTTGATGTTATGACGAAAGGCTCGGGTGATGCAAGAATGCAGCCGCTGTATTTTCTGATTACTACAGCCGGAAACGATGTGAACTCCATCTGTTATGAACAGCATCAGAAAGCAAAGGATATTTTAGAAGGCAGAAAGCATGACGCGACATTTTATCCGGTAATATTCGGAGCGGACGAGGATGAAGACTGGACGGATCCGAAAGTGTGGAAGAAAGCGAACCCGTCTCTTGGCATTACAGTGGGAATAGACAAAGTGGAAACAGCCTGTGAGCAGGCAAAGCAAAATCCCGCCGAGGAGAATGCTTTCCGTCAGCTAAGACTCAATCAATGGGTGAAGCAGTCCGTCAGATGGATGCCGATGGATAAATGGGATGCCTGCGCCTTTGCCATAAACGAGGACGCTTTGGAAGGCAGAGTCTGCTACGGCGGGCTTGACCTCTCAAGTACCGCGGATATCACGGCTTTCGTTCTCGTGTTCCCGCCGCAGGACGAGGAGGACAAATACAGTATCCTCCCCTACTTCTGGGTACCGGAAGATACACTGGAACTTCGAGTAAAAAGGGATCATGTCATGTATGACCTTTGGGAAAAGCAGGGCTTTATACAGACAACGGAAGGAAATGTCATTCACTATGGATTTATTGAGAAATTCATTGAAGAACTCGGGAATCATTTCAACATCCGTGAGATTGCCTTTGACCGCTGGGGCGCTGTTCAGATGGTTCAGAATCTTGAAGGCATGGGTTTTACAGTCGTACCTTTCGGACAGGGCTTTAAGGATATGTCCCCGCCGACAAAGGAACTGATGAAACTGACGCTGGAGGAAAAAATCGCCCACGGGGGACATCCTGTTCTTCGGTGGATGATGGACAACATTTATGTAAGAACCGATCCTGCCGGGAACATAAAAGCGGACAAGGAAAAATCGACAGAAAAAATCGATGGAGCCATTGCCACCATCATGGCGCTCGACAGAGCGATAAGGTGTGGAAACGATACAAGCGCTTCGGTGTATGACAGCCGGGGACTGCTGATCATATAACACAAGGGCATCTCTATAGGAGGTGCTTTTCTTATACTCATTTTTGCGAAAGGAAGGATGCTTATGAGCATATTTTCAGGACTTTTCAAGTCAAGAGACAAGCCGGAAAACAGGACACCGGGAAGCAGCTACGCTTTTTATCTTGGAGGAGCTTCCTCCGGAAAGATGGTAACGGAGCGAAGCGCGATGCAGATGACGGCAGTCTACGCCTGCGTAAGAATTCTCTCGGAGGCGATTGCCGGACTTCCGCTCCATGTGTACCGATATAAAGAAGACGGAGGAAAAGAAAAAGCAACCCGCCATCCCTTATACCTGCTTCTTCATGATGAGCCAAACCCGGAGATGAGTTCATTCGTGTTCAGAGAGACACTGATGACTCATCTTTTATTATGGGGAAACGCTTACGCGCAGATCATCCGAAACGGCAAGGGGGAGGTAGTGGCGCTCTATCCACTCATGCCAAACAAAATGAGCGTTGACCGTGACAAGAACGGAATTCTCTACTATGAGTATCAGCGTTCATCGGATGAGGCGCATACCATGAAAGGTTATTCGGTGGTACTTACTCCATCCGATGTGCTGCATATTCCGGGACTCGGCTTTGACGGGCTTGTAGGATACTCCCCGATTGCTATGGCAAAGAACGCTATCGGACTTGCCCTTGCAACAGAAGAATACGGCAGTAAATTTTTCGCAAACGGGGCAGCGCCAAGCGGCGTATTGGAACATCCGGGAATCATCAAGGATCCTGCAAGAGTGCGAGAAAGCTGGCAGTCGACCTTCGGCGGCTCTCATAACAGCAACAAGATCGCCGTGCTGGAAGAAGGCATGAAATACACGCCGATTTCCATCTCTCCGGAGCAGGCGCAGTTTTTGGAAACAAGAAAATTTCAGATCGATGAGATTGCAAGAATCTTCCGTGTGCCGCCGCATATGGTGGGAGATCTTGAAAAATCGAGCTTTTCAAACATTGAGCAGCAGTCGCTGGAGTTTGTAAAATACACACTCGATCCATGGGTCATCCGCTGGGAACAGTCCATTCAAAGAACGCTGCTTACACAGGAAGAGAAAAAAAGCTTCTTTGTGAAATTCAATGTGGAAGGGCTTTTAAGAGGCGATTATCAAAGCAGGATGGAAGGTTACGCTACGGCAAGGCAGAACGGATGGATGAGCGCTAATGACATCCGGGAGCTTGAAAATCTCGACCGTATTTCCAAAGAGGAGGGCGGCGATCTTTATCTAATTAACGGCAACATGCTCCCGCTTTCAAAGGCGGGCGCTTTTGCATATGAACAAAACAACAACGGAAAGGAGAACGAATCCGATGAAGAACAAAAAGTTCTGGAACTGGAAAAACCGGGCGGAGGAAAGTCCGTCCGAAGAGAGAGTTCTTGAACTCTACGGCACGATAGCAGAAGACAGCTGGTTTGACGATGATATTACGCCGGAGATGTTTAGAAAGGAACTCTTTTCAGGAAACGGACCCATCACCGTGTGGATCAATTCACCGGGCGGAGACTGCATTGCGGCCAGTCAGATTTATACGATGCTGATGGATTACAAGGCAGATGTCACGGTCAAGATTGACGGTATCGCGGCATCCGCAGCATCGGTCATTGCAATGGCGGGAACAAAGGTGCTGATGGCGCCTACCGCACTTCTGATGATCCATAATCCGGCAACCATCGCCTTTGGGGATCATGTGGATATGACCAAGGCGATTGAGATGCTTACTGAAGTAAAAGAAAGCATCATCAACGCCTATGAAATCAAAACCGGACTGTCTCATGCAAAGCTCGGTCGCATGATGGACGAGACCACCTGGATGAATGCAAAAAAAGCTATGGAACTTGGCTTTGCGGATGACATCTTAAGCGATGCAAAACGCATAGCAGAAGATATAGCCGGATATGCCTTTTCAGCTTCAGCGCCATACAGGGCGCTTTTTAACAAGCTGTCAGAGAAGAAGAAAGATAAGCCGGAAAAGAAGCCGGACGGAAGAAAGGTCGATGACCTGAAAGCATCACTATATAAAAAACTGCTGTAAAGCAAGGAGGAAAAAATTATGACGATTACGGAAATGAGAAACAAAAGAGCAAAGCTGTGGAAGACGATGGAGGGGTTTTTGGATACCCACAGAAATGACATGGGCGTACTCTCCGCAGAAGATGATGCAACCTATGCGGATATGGAAAAGGACCTCGACAGCATGACCAATGAGATCAAACGCATGGAAAGACGCGAGGTTATCGAGGCGGAACTGAACCGACCTGTGAATCAGCCGATTACAGAGGTTCCTGAAAAAACAGACCTGCTTAAGGAAAAGATGGGAAGAGCTTCCGATGCATATAAGGAGGACTTCGACAGACATCTGCGCGGTAAAACGCTTGTGCATAATGTTTTATCCGAGGGTGTGGATGCCGATGGCGGCTACCTTGTACCGGAGGAATTCGAAAGAGATATCGTAACGGCGCTCACCGAAGAGAATGTGATCCGCTCCCTTGCCAAAGTCATTACTACGCAGCATGAAAGAAAAATCCCTGTTGCAACAGGACACTCCGTAGCGCAGTGGACTGCGGAAAACGCGGCGTATACCGAGAGCAATCCGACCTTCGGTCAGAAGCAGATTGATGCGTTCAAGCTTACGGATCTTTGCAGAGTCAGTGTAGAGCTTTTGCAGGATGCCGCTTTTGATATTGAGGATTATCTTATGAAGGAGTTTGCCAGAGCCTTTGGCATTGCCGAGGAACAGGCTTTCTGTGTGGGAACGGGAAGCAATCAGCCGACAGGCATCTTTACCGCAAACGGCGGAACGGTCGGCGTTACAGCCGCCGCGACAGGGGCTGTGACTGCGGATGAACTGATCAGCCTTGTTTATGCACTGAAATCACCGTACCGCAGAAACGCAAAGTTCCTGCTCAACGATGCAACGATTTCATCCATTCGCAAGCTGAAAGACAATAACGGCGCGTATCTGTGGCAGCCTTCCGTTCAGGCTGGACAGCCTGACAGACTGCTTGGCTATGAAATCTATACCAGTCCGTATGCTCCGGTTGTCGCTGCAGGCGCACTTGCTATCGCATTTGGCGATTTCAAAAATTACTGGATCGGAGACCGTGCGGGAAGAACCGTACAGAGACTGAATGAACTCTATGCGACAAACGGTCAGATCGGATACGTGGCGACTGAGCGTGTGGACGGCAAGGTTATTCTGCCGGAAGGCATTCAGCTGCTTAAGATGAAGTCGGCTTAAGGAAAAGGAGGCGGCGGTGATGGAATCATTACTTGAAAAAGTAAAAGCGAATCTGATTCTTACGCATACGGCGGATGATGCACTGTTAAAAGAGTACATCACTGCCGCAGCAGCTTACGCGGAAAGCTATCAGCATATCCGGGAAGGCTTTTATGCGGAAAATGAAATGCCTGCGACAACGCAGCAGGCAGTCATTATGCTTGCAAGCCATTTTTATGAATCAAGGGACGGCTCTACAGGCGGTTTTTTCTCGGATAATACAAATGCGGCACAGCAGGTATGGAATACGGTCAATCTTCTTTTAAGACTTGACCGGGAATGGAAGGTGTAACGGTGAGCTTCGGAAAGATGAATACTTTTATTTCCCTTACAGAGAAGCAGTTCATTCAGGATGATGAAGGATTTCAGACGGAAACGGATGTGACTGTTGCGAAAGTCAGGGCTTACAGAGAAGGACGGCACGGAAGCGAGAGATGGGCAAACATGTCCACCTATTCGGACGCTACGGATCTTTTCCGTTTCCGATGCATTCCGGGTGTCAGCGTTACAACGGAAATGAAGATACTCTGCGACGGACATGTCTTTGAAATCACATCGGTGGAGGATATCAGAGGAAGAGGCATGTATCTTGAAACTTTGGGAAGGGAGGTGAAAAAGAGTGGCTAAAGCAACATGGAAAATGCCGGAGGAATTTTTAATGAAGGTGTCGCGCCTTGCGGATAAAACGGATACTATCCTGCCGAAGGTTCTGGAGGCGGGAGGAAAAGTTGTGGAAAGCAAGGTCAGATCCAATCTGGCATCTGTCATCGGAAAGGATACGAAAAAGCCCTCACGCTCAACGGGGCAGCTGTTATCCGCGCTTGGCACCTCTCCTGCCAAGCAGGATCGAAACGGCAACTTCAATGTAAAGGTGGGTTTTTCAGAGCCGAGAAGGAACGGCGACAGCAATGCGAAAATCGCATCGGTTCTTGAATACGGAAGAAGCGGACAGAGAGCAAAGCCCTTCTTAAAGCCCGCCAAATCCGCATCGAAAAGCGCTGCGATAGAAGCGATGAAGGAAAAACTGGAAGCGGAGGTGAAAGGCTTGTGAGTTTACTTTCAGAGATAAAAACCGCAGTTACAGGCTGCGGTCTTTCGGTAGAGACTGGAGTATTCTCCGGTAAGCCTCCGGATGAGTATGCGGTGATAACACCGCTTTTAGATACTTACGCACTTCATGCGGACGATTATCCGGGATATGAAATTGAGGAGGCAAGAATATCCCTTTTTTCAAAAGGGAACTATATGAGGCGGAGGAAACAGCTTTCGAAGGCGTTTCTTGCCGCTGATTTTGTTATTACAAACAGACGGTACATCGGTCATGAAGATGATACCGGCTATCATCACTATGCCATTGACGTGGCGAAACTATATGAAACGGAGGAATAAAGATTATGGCGACAATCGGTCTTGATAAACTTTTCTATTCCAAAATCACAGAAGATACGGATGGAAATGAAACCTATGAAACGCCGCTGCCTCTTGCGAAGGCGATGACCGCAGAGCTTTCTGTGGAACTTGCGGAAGCGACGCTTTACGCGGATGACGGAGCGGCGGAGGTTGTAAAGGAGTTTCAAAGCGGAACGCTGACACTTGGCGTGGATAACATCGGAACGGCGGTGGCAGAGGTGCTGACAGGTGCAAAAATCGACAACAACAAAGTGCTGATTTCCGCCTCGGAGGACGGAGGAGTTCCTGTAGCGATCGGATTTCGTGCAAAAAAGGCCAACGGTAAGTACCGTTATTTCTGGCTTTACCGCGTGAAGTTCGGTATCCCCGCGACAAACCTTACGACAAAGGGAGAAAGCATTGAATTTTCCACGCCATCCATTGAGGGAACGGTAATGCGCAGAAACAAGGTGGACGGTCAGGGCAAGCATCCGTGGAAAGCGGAAGTTTCGGAAGATGATACGGGCGTAGCTGCAAATACCATAACGAATTGGTACAAGAATGTTTATGAGCCGGCATACACCGCTTCCGGCGGCGGGGAAGGATAAGGAGGAAGTGAAAAATGGATGAACGAAGTGCGGTAATTACTATCGGCGGACAGGAGTATGAAATGCTCCTTACAACAAGAGCGACAAAGCTGATTGCGGGAAGATACGGAGGGCTTGAGAACCTTGGAGACAAGCTTATGAAAGCTGAAAATTTTGAGATGGCGCTGGATGAGATCATCTGGCTTATCACACTGCTCTGCAATCAGAGAATCCTGGTTCATAACCTGAAACATCCGGATGAGAAGAAGGCGGAGCTTACCGCAGAGGAAGTGGAACTTCTTACATCTCCGATGGAACTGACCGGCTACAAGGATGCCATTATGGAAGCCATGTACCGGGGAACAAAACGAAATGTGGAAAGTGAGCCTGACTTAAAAAACGCGGCAGCCGAGTAAATGACGAAGAGTTGTTTACCCGGCTTTTCTATTACGGCATCTGTCAGCTTCATCTTACGCAGGAGGAGTTCTGGCTGATGCCGTTTGGACTTTTTATGGATCTTTGGGAATGCCACAAACAATACAGCGGCATATCCAAACCGAAGCAGTATCTCACAATCGATGAGATCATACCATACGGAATTTAACAGGGAGGAGGTTAGTGCATATGGCGGATAATTTCGGACTTAAAATCGGCGTAGAAGGCGAGCGTGAATTTAAGAAGGCGCTTTCTGAAATCAATCAGTCTTTTAAAGTTCTTGGCTCCGAAATGAAGCTTGTCACTTCACAGTTTGATAAAAACGATAAGTCCGTTCACGCACTCTCCTCCCGCAATCAAGTCCTCAACAAGGAGATTGAAGCACAGAAAGCAAAAATCGAGACTTTAAAAGGTGCTCTTGATAACGCATCTTCCTCTTTCGGAGAAAACGACAAACGCACACAGAACTGGCAGATACAGCTGAATAATGCACAGGCCTCATTAAATGATATGGAGCGTGAGCTTCAGGAGAATAATAAGGCTTTGGAAGAAGCGGAAAGTGGATTTGACGAAGCTGGCGATGAGGCCGGCGAGTTTGCCGAAGAAGTGGACGATGCCGGAGAACAAACCGAAGATGCAGGCGGTAAGTTCCAAAAGCTCGGAGAAATTGCAAAAACTGTAGGTAAAGCGATGGCGGCCGCCGCTCTCGCTATCGGCGCTGCTGCAATCGCTGCAGAGAAAGCCCTGTGGAAGATGGCAAACGATGTAGCT